CAGTTGTGTAGGCGTCCCGTCATCATCAACGTAGGCCGCCGACGACAGATGGAAGTCACCGGTATCAAGGTTCCAGTAATTCCGGCCAAGCCTGTCCGATATAAGTCCGAAGATGCCAGCGCCGGCATTGATTCCGATCGCCGTGACCGCCGTAGTCCAGTTCCAGTCAGAGTCATCATAAAGCCTCTCTTTTGCAATCTCGATTCCCTGTGTTCCGACGGCCAGAGCACCGTAAGTGTTCGATTCCGGATCCGTATCCTCGAACAGGATCGACCGGACATCCTGTCTCTGGGCGATGGACTTCTGATACCTCAGCTGTGTCTCCATACCGTTAAGGATGCCTTTGACATATTCCGCCATCACCGTCCCATCATCCCGGAACGAGCCGGATACGCGGTGCATAAAACTTGACGAAGTCTTGAACATGTCATACCCGCTTGTCCCAAGAGTGACATTCACGACCTTTTTAGTGATGCAGTCATAACCTATATGTACCGCTCTCGCCTCGGTCGTGATATCGAGTAATGCATGGCGCACATGCACCGTGTCGCCGAGACCGATATCCTCAAGTTCCTGATAATCCTTGTATTCTTCTGTCCGGCTGAGTGCAATGAGGTCTACTTTTAAAGTGACTTCCGGCTTATCCGCGCCGTTCACGAACATCGCTTCGGCCTGGGCCTGCAGTGCAGTGTCGAGCTCCGCCTGCGAGGTGCATACGATCTCGTTCGCATCGCCAGTCGCGTCTTCGGCCATCCGCACATTATCAAATGCCACTTCCCTGTAATAGACGATCTCGTAGCGATTGATGAGAGGCGAATCTACCCATGGGGTATTCCCGCTGATCTTATGGCCATTAAATGAAAGGGGGACGATCCTTGTGGCAACATTGGACATGTCGAGATTGTATGTCAGCCCCCGGATATTCTTTTTGTATCGGACTTCCACGCCGCGGTCCGAACCTACCCGGCTGTTGATGATCACGCGGTTGTTGTCGTACAGTATCTCCCCTCCCCACCTTCCAATGAAGGTAGGTGCAGCATCCCCGTTTATGGCATCCATAAGGTTCCGTCTTACGAAATAAGCCGTGGCGGCCGACGTTATGTCGGATATCCCGGAATAGGCAGATCCGTTCATCATAAGGTTGAGCGCCTGCTGTCCGGTACATCCTAAAACCCTTGTATCCATGAGAAAGCAGTCGTTCGCAGAATCAAAAAAAATGGGGACGGCAGTAGCCGTTACCCCGTTGTCACTCTTGTTGTATACGCGGATCCGGAAACGCTGTCTTTCCCCCATGAAGGTATCGGCAACGATCACAGCCTCCCTGTCGATATGTTTCCACCTTCCGTCCTCATCAAGAGGGTGTTTGATCGACAAGGTCCACGACCCGTTAAGGTCCGCGTTAAGCACACATTCAGAGGGAATCAGACTGGCATCACCATTCCATTCATATGCGCGATTCCCTACATCGTATATCTGTATCATTGCATTATCCTCCATCTCGGTATGACTGTAAGCGTAAATCCGCTGGTGATCGCAACATCGTTCTCACCAGCACGCAGCCACATCTCTTCGTAGTCTCCTGAGACGCTTGTGTTCATCATCGTTCCATCTGTCCGGTAGGCGATCATCAGCTCGGTATCTATCGTAATGTTCTGGCCAACATTCGCCTCCATGACATAATCGTTTACCATCAGCTCACATACTCCCTCGCCGACGATCTTGTAAACAGGCTTGCAGTAATCATAATGATTGACCACGGTCCTTGACGTAAATGTCGTCTCCTGGAATCCATCAACAAGATAAATGCCAGGCCATAACGTAAATATGCAGGTGAAATCACCCACTACATCCTCGTCGCGGACAATGTTCAATATCTCGACCTTCTTGACCCGGTAGATACGCTCAGAAGAATCCGTGAAGGAGATCCGGTCTGATTTTTTGAGCCATTTGATGAGACTTGACAAAGTCTTCTCATAGTTCTCCGTCTTATCACAAATGAATTCGAACTCCAACGTGATCTTCCAGTCCGGGTACGTTCCGGTATGGACCGTCAAAGTACCTTCGCGGCCGGGAATCTTTTCGTGTGACACCTCCTCACCGGGCATATCGAAGACAGGGAATGCTGTCATGAAAAGGCCTCTGTCTAGTGACGATCCGTCACCGTTATACAAAGCATATTTCGTTACCATGACTTAGATCCTCCCTTTCGCCCAGTCATCAGCCTGCTGCTGAGCATTAAGCTCTTCAATCGTTGTCTTAGTTGCCTTTTTGTAAAGTGGTTCTCCGTCGACGTTGATTGTCTGATAAAGAGTAATCGGCTGATTTCCGTCATCATCATCTTTCGGATCTGTCGCTCTTGGCAGAGCGAGCGAATTATATCCAGCCGCCGTCTCCTGCTTCAGCGTGATGCCAGCAGTCTGAGCAGACACCGTTGCCGTCATGTGGTCTGACAGTTCTTCCATCTGTTTGTCTACGTCTGCCAGCATATCCGGCATAGCATCTTCCATACCAAGCGTGACCCCCGGAGGGATATATTTTCCGACTTCCTGTCTCATTTTCCTAGATGGAGAATAGATTCCAAGCGCCGCCTGAGCTCCATCCACGATACCACTGAAGAATCCCCATATCTGATCTTGGAACCACCCGATCATGCCATTGATACCATCCCAAAGTCCCATGACTATGTTATAGCCAATATCTGCCATCTTCCAAGGCAGCTCGGCAAGAGTATCTACAATAGCGCAAGATATATCCCAAGCAGCGGTCGAGGCTTCTCGAATCATATTCGATCCCCACTCTACAAGCTTATCGAAAGTCTCTGTGAGGAAGCTCCATACATTGCCCGGGAGTTCTTTGAAGAAATCACCGATAGTATCAACGACGTCTGATGCGATCTCTCGAGCACTATTTATTGTGTCGGATCCCCACTGTTTAAATTTATCAAACGTTTCTGTTAGGAAGCTCCATACATTGCCTGGGAGTTCGCTGAAAAACTCTCCTATCGATCGAATAATCTCAGACGCAGATTCCCCTGCTCTGGTGAGCATGTCGTTGCCCCACTGTACAAAATTATCCCATGTCTCAACAAGAAAATCCCAGATTCTACCCGGAAGCTCACTAAAGAACTCACAGATGGAATCAATTATGCGAGGTATATTCTCTGTTATCCATGAAATAACATCAGCGCTCCAATCTATCAGCGTTCCTATGACGTATCCTATCGCATATCCTATCTTGTATGGCAGTTCTTCGAAAAATGAAACAATCGAGTCAATGATGACTGGTACATTCTGTGCAATCCAGTCTCCAGCACCAACAATCCATGTTCCAAGCTGTACTATGATATCGTTAAAGAAACTCAGTACCTTTCCTGGTAGTTCAGCCAGCCATTGGGCCGCTGCAGAGAACGCCCCGGTAATTGCTGGCCAAGCAGTCTCGTTCCACCAGTGCGGAAGTGTATCTGTGAAGAAAGTCTTTACTGCATCCCAGTTACAGATGACGGCAATAATCGCCGCAATAGCCGCGGCTATCGCAACGAGAGGTCCGACCCCGATAGCTGCAACCACAGCTCCGAATCCAGTCATGATGGTAGTTCCCAAAGAGGCAATCCCCGCAGCAGCCGCAGATGCTGCACCTGTTATTCCCGATCCTATAGAAGCTATAAGACCATTTGGTCCAAATAGCCCTCCGATCTTGGCTACGATAGCTCCAATCTTCGGGAATTCGAGAGCAAGGACTTCGGTAAGTGTTCCTGCGCCTCCAGCCCACAGCTGATATGCCTCGTTCGCTTTTGTCGCGAACGAGATCGTGTTGCCGACCAGTCCGCTCATGCCCTTCGTGATGGACGAGAACGTGCCTGTAATGGTATTCAGCGCCTTAAAGGCTACGAATGCTTCAACGACCTTTGCGACGGCTGCTCCGAGCTTTCTTGCGGTCTCAGGATCCATCTGGCCAAATGCTTCGAAGATCTTCTTAACCGCTTCGTATGCACCCTCAAGAAGAGGTCCGATTGTCTTGGATACCTCGCCGAATATGCCGTCGAGGAATGCTCCGAATGCAGGGTACTCCTCGCTTATTCCGTCGATGATGCCCTGTATGATCTTCCGACCGGTGTCTATGATGTCAGGAAGATGCTCTATGAGAGCCTGCGCCAGCTGACCGATTATGGATGCGGCTGACGATCCAATTGTCGGTGCGTTCTCTATCAGGGACTGTGCGAAGTTGCTCAGTATCTCTTCACCCTTCGCTATGATGTCAGGCATGTTCTGGTCAAGTCCCGCGAGGAACTGTGCCAGGAGCTCTACCGCAACTGTCCATATATCAGCTGTCACGCTGATGAGGCCTTCTATCAGAGCCGTACATAACTCAGCACCGGCTGTTCCGAACGACTCTTTGTTATCGAGTATAGCCTCCGCCATGGCGTGAATCGTATCCGTTGCTGTAGTGATGATGGTCGGAGCGAAATCCAGCGCCATCCGCGCTATATCAGCAAGTGCGTGCCCGAATGCCGTTCCAAGACCTTTTAGACCGTTCTCGGACAGTTCCGCATTCATGTCGTTGACAATGCCGATCACCTTCTGCGCAACTTCTTTAGCAGGTTCTTCAAGGCCTTCATAGAATGTGATTCCAAGGCCTTCTATGGACGACTTCAGAATCGTGATTGCACCTTGCAGGTTGTCGATCATCGTCTCTGCCATGCGCTCTGCAGCTCCATCGCAGCTCCCGATGCTGTCTTTCAGCTGAGTTACATCCTCATCCGTTGCATTGACGATCGCAAGGAGACCGGACATACCATACTGACCAGCTAAT